GAGTTTTGAACCATTCGCCGACCTCGGCATATACCTTCTTTATGCTGTTCCAGATGTCGGACAGGAACTTATACAGCTTCATGAAGCAAACTGAGATGAAGTCTCCAAACTCGGTTATAACAGCAATAAGTCCGCTGATGCTATTACGCACGGCTTCGCCGATGCTTGCGAGAACTCCTGTTACAGCTTCCCATACTGTTGTTGCAGCTCCGATCAGACTGTTGGATATCTGCTGGAATTCCTCAGCGAATAACTGAGGATTGAAGAACGTGAGTATCGCTCCTGCAACTTCCTGTATTACTGTCATGATACTGCTGAGCAGTTCCTGATGCCTCATTATCCAGTCGGCAATATTGCTGAGCGCCTCGGAAAGAGTACCGAGAACAGTGACGATAACCCCGCCCGTCCAGCTTGCGATCGGTTTCAGGAACTTATCGATGAATGTCTGAGCAGCAGGCTTTAACACTGTAAGTACAGCGTTGACCGCCTTTATTGCAGATGCAAGCAGTTCCAGGAAGGTAGGCACGGCCTTTTCAAGCGTCCATTTGCCCAGTGGGAGCAGAACGTTCTCATAGAACCATGCAAGGCCGTCACCGATATTGTCAGTAAGCGGCTCAACAGCTTCAAGGAGTCCGTCAATGCTTTCAAGCAACGGACCGAAGTCCAGTTTCTTTGCCCAGTCAGCAGTTGCACGGGATATACGGTTCGCCATACCAAGAATAGAATTTACTATTCCAAGGATACCGCTGAAAATACGTGTTCCTCTGTCGTTTTCTGTCCATGCTTCGGAAAACTGCGCCCGCAGATTCGTCCAGATATTATTAATATTAGTTAGGATATCAAGGATATTACCGAATATTTCCTCGCCTGTGCCGTCGTTCCATGCGTCTCTGAATGACTGCGAAACTTCGTGTATCAGTTCAAGGAGAGAATTCCAGCGATCAACATATGACTGTACAAGCTTTGTTCCACGTCCGTCTTCATCCCAGGCATTTTTCAGCGTCTGAGCAACATCGCCGATAATGCCGAGGAGATCAGAAAACAGAACAATCATGTTTGCTACGAAACGCTCTCCGCTGCCGTTAGTCCACACCTCTGCGATACTTTCTCCTACAGATGCAAACAGCCCCTTGACCGTCTCTGCTGCTCTCTGAGCGTTCGCAATAAGCTCAGGGGAATTATCCTCCCATGCTACCCTTACGGGCTTCAGGAGCTCGCTGAGCTTGTCTGTCAGCTTATCTGCCGCTGTCTCAACGTCCTTATCAGCAACAGCCGGGACCACCTGCACAGGAGCTTTCTTATCTTCCTTGTCAGTGCTTTTCTCAGTTTCTGCTGCTGTTTTCGTTGTTACTGTGTTGATCTGATCGAAGTTTGCGAGACTGTTTTCTTCGATTTCAAGTGACTTCTGCTGATTCTCGGCAGTTTCCTCGACAGATGTTGTCAGATCTTCCTGATAGTCTACGCTGTCGGAAATATTAACTGCTACAGAAGCTGTGCTTGTATCTTCCCAGCCGAACAATTCGCTCAGAACACTTACCGCAGCCCTTGCTTTTTCAAGCAGGACTGTAAGAGCAGCTGTCAGCTCCTTGACCGCATCAACAGCAATATGAAGTGCAGGCTGACCGACAACAGCTATGAGCTGCCGCCATGTCTCTTTAAGATTTCCGACAACATTTTCCCAGCCTTCCGCTTCACGAGCCGCCTGTCCCGTAGCACCTGACAGATCGTTGGCATCCTTGACCATCTGTAGCAGCGTCAATTGCTTCTGAGCCTCTGAAAGTTCCTTGAAGGACTTGCCGTACAGCTTCATTGCCTCGGCATTTCTGGTGGTTTCTGTAGCAGATACACCGAGAGCAGCATCGTTCATATAAGCACCCTTGAGGAAAGAGCGCAGTGTCTCAGTGGTTTCTTCGAGTGAGCGGTCATAGTATGCAGCACTGTCAGCAGCTACCTGCAAGGCCTCTTCCATCATATTCAGAGCCTGCACAGATTCCATGCCATTCGCCTTCGCAAAAGCATATATCTGCGTTCCCGAACTTTTCAGGCGTTCAACCATTATACCGCTTGCATCCGCCACTCTCTGCATTGCTTCCTCAGCAGATGTCTGTAATATTCCGAAAGTCTGAACAAACTGAGAGTTGGCTGCCTTGACTTCGGCCGAGGTTTCAATGAGCTTTTCGCCAAATGCTGCTATTGCTCTGACACTGAAAGCTGCTGCAATTGCCGCTCCAAGTCCACGGAACTGCGATATAAGGCCCTTCAGTCCGCTGCCTATCTTCTTTGTGTCGGTCTGGAACCCATTAGTATTTATCCTGGTATCAAAATTCAGAAAGCCGTCCGCTGCCATAGTTTCACTTCCTTATACGAAAAATGGGGACGTTTCCGTCCCCCCCTTATCATGGATTTTCTTCCTCTGATTCTGATGCAGGTGTGAATGTCTTGGTAGATGCTGTCCAAGTACCCTTTGTTCTCTCACCGTCATTGTAGATGCTGAACGGGATCTTCACGCCCGAAGTATCACCGCCCACAGAGCTTGGAGCGATAACAACATTTTCACGGTAAGCCCAGATAACTGTGCCGTTACCGTCAACCAGCACATCTACCTTTGTTGTCTGTGTACCTGCACCTGTAAGGCGCTCGTTTGCGATATACATAAGCTTTGCTGCAAGCTCCTCAGGTGTATCATCATCAAGGCGGACATAGAAAGGATCCACATCGGAGCTTACATCGAAGCCGTTGTGAATAACGTTATTCTCGCCGAGGATGTTCTTCTGAGTAGTCACATCAGGATTAAGATTCTCGGTATACTCCTCAAGGTCCTTACCGAGGCGCACATAATTTGTAGTTTCGGTAACAGCCGTTGCGGGATCGCCGAGAGGGTTTACGTCGATGTAGTGTGCAAGATACTTTCTTTCTGCTTTTACGCTCATGATTATTCCTCCTAATCAAGCAGAGCCTTGAGCTTTTCCTGCTCTGCCAGTTCTTCTTTGGTGTATTTTCGTTTCAGATCCACCATGCCTTTATGGTCACGGCAGAACTCCTGCTCCCATTTTTCAAGCTTTTTGCCCTTTGCTTTTTTCTGTCGGATATGCAGGATCTGTGAAAGCAGTCCCTCGCCTATCTCGCCGAAAAGCCCGAGGAAGCTCCACCAGTGCATATACGGCACTGATCGGGTCTCGAAGCCTGCGGTCTTATTGATAGCCGGGAAGATGATACGCTCATCCTGCTCCCAGTCTATGATCTTCACAGGGCTTATATTTTCCTCGGGGATATCTCCGCCGCCTGCGAACCAGTACGCCTTATCAACTGCTTCCTGAAGATGCTCATTCGGGATAGATGCAAAATCCTCGAACAGGTTGTTCATGCATATAAGGCACTGCTCCTCAGCTGTCAGCTCAGGATCATTGAAAGCAGCATAGATATTCAGCATAGTGCGGAAATCGCTGTCGATAGGGTATTCCTTTCCGCCTATTTCAAGACTTTTCGGGAGCTTGCCTATCATGACAAAAGCTGTTCAATAAGCGCAAGTTTCTCAGGTGTGAGCTTGCTGAGGTCAGGTGTCGGTGCACTTGGCTTCAGATACTTCTGAACTTCCGGACGGGGCTGCGAGCGGTCTTTTCTGATGGACTCGATGTCCTCTTTCAGCACAGGGATAAATGCTTCAAAGAATGACTGGAACAGCATCTTATCCTCGCCGACAAGTGTGAAAACATTCGCTCCGTCAAAGGCAGGAGTGCAGACATCTGTTCCGAATGCCTCATTGATAATATCTTTGAGCTCTGTGCTGATCTCAGGCAGCTCTTCAGCGGAAACGCTTTTCAGTCTTTCAACTATTTCGTTTATCCTGACTTCGGCTTCATTGAGACGATTGAAAATTTCAGGATCAAGCCTGATCTTGATAACTCTGTCGCTGTCACCGACCTGATATGTCCTGTAGCCTTCGTCAAATACTATCTTCTTCATGTTACTGCTCCTTTGTATATTCGGCGATGATCTGTAGCTGATACTGTACACCGTCAAATTCATTTTCCTGCGGAACTGCAATGAGCATTCCGCTTCCTGTTGTTATTTTCGTTATACGTCCGCCATCAATGGAGACGTTCTTTTGCTGTCCAAGCCAGATGCCAAGCTCTGTGAGTGCGGTGCTGTTTGAAAGTCGCTCATAGTCGTTCATGGAGCTGTATGTGGTGTACAGCATGAACGTGTGCTGCCTCAGCTGGTTGCCCAGAATGTCCTCTTTTATCAGCGAATCGTCAGTTGATGATAGCCCGTAGCTTGTTGGTTCGGGATCAGTGAAATCTATATGCACCTCTCCCACAACGTCGCTGATCTTCGGGAACTCCATCAACAGCGCTCTTACTGCTTCTATTATGTTCATCCTGCTCTTCCTCCTGCTATTGCCGCAGCTCCTCTCAGTATCGCTCCCTTGTACTGGCGTTTCATCGGCTCGAACCAGAGACGCTGCGCCTGAGGATTTCCACCGTGCTTGTGATTTGAGCGGATATAATAACTGTATCTGCTGTGATCCGCAAGGAAATAAATGCGCCCGGGAGAGACGATCTTCACCGAGCGGAGGAGCTTACCTGCATTTGGATATTTCGGTAATGCAACAGGAACAAAAGGAGTCATGCGCTTGACACACTCCTTATCGATATATGACTGAGCTGCTTTGAATCTTGTTGTCTGCAAGGCGCCAAAATTTTTGTTCCAGCTGAGAATAGCCCTCATTCCTGCGGCGCTGATGATAATATTGTTCGGCTGTCTCATGCGATCACCTCAATATCAGGCAGTCTGCCGTTATAATGCTGTGATATGTCTTTTATAACAGCAAAATCCCTGTGCTCGCTGCGAAATTCAGTCATACTTTCAGATGCCGACTGCTGCGTTGATGTATCAAAATCAAACCAACAATCTGACGGGACGATCATATCTCCTGCCTTTGGCACATAATGATCTGTACTGTTTACAGCGTAGATATAGATCGTCAGCTCACCCTTAGGCTGCTCTCCTGTTTTAAGTATATGCCGTCCTCTGAGGTCGCTTATGAGAACTCCACTATAGCTGTGCCTCTGCAAGCTGTCTTTTTCGTAGACGGTGCAGTTTCCGTTAGTGAGCAGAAGTTCTGCCCTTACTTTTTTATTCCAGCAGAGGGGGATGTTCTCATCCATACCCTGCTGTGGATGCCCGACTGTGCGGAAGGTGTTTCCGAAGAATATCACCTTCCTGTCGAGCCAGTCGTGTACATCGGTTTTTGGAATTGCCAGAGTAAATGCAGATATCTTATGCCCGATGAGTTCAGTCTCGGAAGGTTCGCCTATAAGGACGTTACTGACGGTTTCAGCTCCGCTTTCGCTTATGAGCTGGATATCAGTTCCATGAATCATCTGCATTGCCGTACACCTCCACAGCTCCGTATACCTGACGTAAAAGGCCTAAGTCCTTCAGTTCATTTTTAAGGTAATAAAGTGACTGTCCTGCATTGAGATAGGTCAGCGATGCGCTGTAGCCAAGAGCGGACTGTGAAGCCTGGGTAACAGCCGGATCTGTATCGGATATGCTGTTCAATGCCCTGACTACAGCCTGTACAACAGTATTTTTCACTGTCAGGGCATAATCTTCTCCACACTCCTCATCAGCTATAAGAGCATCGATATCTGCGCCGTATTTCTTTGCTTCAAGTCTTAATTTCGCCGAAGCTGTACTGAGAAGTATCTCAGCTGACTCCTGCTGCTGTGCCGTCAGACTTATCCCCAGTGCTGTCAGATCGTTTACGCTTGCGTACACTGTTCCCATTGTCTTTTTCCTCCTTGGTTACGGCGGTGCCACTGATATCTTCCCAATCGGGTGATATCAGCTCGGAGGGTATCTCGATCACAGCGCCGCTTTTCTTGTTACGGTAGATCATGCTGTTGCCACGATACGTGTGAATGATGCTGCATCAAGGATGCCCCAGCCTACGAAGCACTCAGCTCTGAGCACGATCTGGTTCTTTCGCTGAAGATCGCCGAGACCGTCAGGATCACCGTACTCGATAACCTTGAACGACACATTCTCGGCATAGCCCCAACGGAATGCATTTGCAAAGTCACCGACGATTGCACGGTCAAGGCTGTTGCCGAATGCAACTGTATTGTTGATATCACAAGCCATACCGCCGAAATTCTCAGGATTTGCGCCGAAGCGGAATTCCGGATAGATCGGAAGGTTTGAATCAGTTGTTTTCATAGCACCAAGAGCCGAACCGAATGCAGGAGCCATTGCAATACCTGTGACGATACCATCAGCTGCCTGGATAGGAGCAACAGCAG